CTCTTCTCTCTCTTCTCTCTCTTCTCTCTCTTCTCTCGTTTCTTCAACCCCAGAAAATGTGTGCATCGGTGCAAACTCGTCCGGATAAATACGATATGGAAAAGTATATGGATTTTCACCACGAATATAAGAAACATAACCGGTTGAAAAACGCCGCAAATTATCGCGCCCCGTTTCGGTCATAGTTCTATTTTCATCAATAGATTCTACAAAAATACCATCATCAGGATTGTCATTAAAAACATCGCGGTATTGGATCGTAGCCCTCCCATCATTTAAACGCATAATATTAAGTAGCCAAATAATTTCGCGATAACTATTATACATGGGTGTTCCAGAAAGAAGTAATAGTCGTGTTAACAAAGAAGGGCCAAATTTTACCAATTTTTGAAGCTCATTTGCTACTGCACGATTAGTAGAATTGTCGCTCGTGTTGCGAATATTGTGAAACTCGTCGATGACAATAAGCGAATTTCCAAAGACAACTTTCAATTTTTGATTCATCAGTTTATAACGCTGAACTTTATCTTCGATAGTGTCGTCGATCGCCGATGTTTTTTGAATAAGAGACGCAAACTGGTCATACCCGAGAAACATATACGAATTTTTAATAATCTTTTTAATTTCTTTCACAACTTTTTCTTCATCCATACCCTTCATATTCATAGGGTTGATTTCCTTCAAATATTTGTTGCCAGTGCATGAGCGAATATTCCATACACCATCGATTAATTTTAGCTTACGTGAATCAAACAACTGGAGTTTGAAATTTTGCTGGACGTTTGGGCTGGCAACGATAATAATCTTTTTAGCAGATGACATGCCGATATTGACAAGATAGTCACGCATTTCTTCACAAATCGTAATTGCAGAACACGTTTTGCCAGTGCCGAGGCCGTGGTATAGAAGCAGACTATTGTATGGGGTTTGAATCGAGAGAAAGTTACGAACGAATAACTGATGTGGCGATAATTCAAAATCGGCATTACACATTTTATTTGCATAGTCTTTTATTTTTTGCATAGAGTCATACACTTTGCCGTCGTATGTTGTGTCTGCAAATTCACGTTTTTCGGCAATCTTAATATTGAATTCAGGATCGTCAAGTGTAGGATAAAGAAAACTTTCATCTTCAATAGCCCGCATAATGGTTTCATCGCCAGGGGTAGGAGGCGAAAGCGAAGGCGAAGATGCTGGGGATGTAACAGGATCCTCTGCTGGAGTAGCAGTGGAAGAAGATGAAGAAGATGAAGAAGATGAAGAAGATGATGACGAAGAAGAAGGTGGCGGCAATAGTTGTTTTTGTTCTTGTATTTCTGGTTTTTCTGGTGTTTCTTCTTTTTCAGAAATAGAAGCAGGAGATGAAGGACGTGACAAAGATGCTATTGGAGAAGCTTCAGCTTCCGATTCTTCAGCTTTAGGTGTTGCTTTAGGTGTTGCTTTAGGTGTTGCCTTAAGTTTGGGAGTAAATGCCACAGGTGTTCCAAAAGATGATAAGGAAGATGTAGGTGAAGATTCGGTAGCAGCAGCAGCACCAGGTAATAGGGGTGGTGGAGGCGGAACTATTTCATCTGATACATCAGGCAATGTAGGTAATACACCTAAATCAGGCAATACAGGTAACTGAGGAGTATTTATTTTTTTAATAGGTGCAACATACGGAGAAGGAACCGAAGTCGTAGAAGATGTAGATGAAAATATTGTCGGCGTTAAACTAAATATAGTTGAAGGTTGAGATAATGGGGGTGGTTTACTTGCGCTGCTTGCGCTGCTTGCATTAGACGAAAGAGAAACAGGAACAAGAACAGATGGTTTTTTTACTTTTTGTTGCGATGGTCTAGGCGAAGGTGAAGGCAATAAAGGAGAAAAAGAAATATCAGGCGAAGTAGGTAATGAAGTTAGTGGTTTATCACTACCTCTACTCACTTTAGATGTATACGATTTTGGACTAGATAAATAATAACGTTCGCTTGTATTTGTGCTTCCACTTGGCGCAGATGAAACACTGGAGAATCCTGATAAGTTAAGAGGAGTTAGTCCTTTTTTAGACTTTGACGTGGACGCTGATGCGGACGTGGGTGTGGGTGTGGAATCTAGTGAAATTTTTGCACCAACTACATTTCCCATTGAATCTTTGGAAAGCGTAGAAGGCGCAGATGATAAATCAGAAAAAACAGGAGGAGTTACTGGAAAACCGGTATCAGTATCATCGCGAAGTAATGGTGATGGAGGAGACATCGATGAGAATTGTTTTGATAGTTCATTGGGAGACAAAGATAATTTACTCATTATTTTTTGATAATTCTGTTATGTTGTTGTGTTATACTAATACTAATACTAATACTAATACTAATAATATGGAATACTAATACTACGGGATATTATAATATATTGTAAAAATCTGTATACTTCTTATATAATGTTAATATAATCTATATTCTTGCAAAACTTTATTTATTTTTATGACAATATTTATTTTTTCTAAATTATAAGGACGTATAACATTTAAACATTCATCGTATGACATCCATTTCATATTTCTAACTTCCGATTTTTGATACTTTTTAGTTTCTAATGTTACACTATTATTTAGCATATATGCAAGATAGTATTTATGCTTATAACTTTTAATATTTGAACCAATAAAAATTTCCTCGTAAGGAATAATATTTTCAATAAGTTTAAAGTCGCTGATTCCATATCCTGTTTCCTCCATAAATTCTCGTATACCACAATCAATATCTTTTTCTTGATAATTTCTGCGCCCTTTAGGAAATCCCCATTCAGGTTCCGACCATGATGTAGTTGAAGAATTGATGAATGACTGAATGCTAAATTCATTATTTCTTATTTTTATTCCTCGTTTTAACAATTCGAATTTATCTTTAGACGATATTTCTTCGCTTCTATATTGGTTGTTAGAATATTCACCCCATAGTAAACTCCATAAGTCTTCAAAATTCATATCCAATAATTTTGTTTTTTCGTCAGTTGTCATTTCATTTATCAATGTTTGTATGTATTGAATGTTATACAACGGATATTTTCCGCGAATAAATTCTACAAATCCAAAACTATTATTTCTTTGGATTAAAAGATATTCCATGTTGTTTGATGAGTTGTTATACTTGAATGAAATAATTCCTACACTTGTAATTGGATTCTTACAATCATTCAGTATATGGCCACATTTGCCACAATTATTGCAATACGAGTTATTATTTCCATGAATATTTGACATAAAGTAGACGTATTATCCTGTATTTAATTATTATTAACTAGTTTAACTATTGTGTTTATTGTGTTTATTGTGTTTATTGTGTTTATTATGTTTATTATAAATTAATAAATACTTTAATATATGTATTCTTCACTATCTTTTTATATAGTTTCAAATTAGTAATGGTTTTAGATTCAAATATATGGGGGCCGCATTATTGGTTTGTTCTTTTAACGATTGCCATTTCGTATCCAAAACACCCGAACGATGTTACAAAAAAAAAATATTATGAACTGATTCAAAACTTTCCGCTATTTGTACCTGTTTCTTCAATGGGTAATTATTTTAGCAGTTTATTAGATAAATATCCAATAGCGCCTTATTTAGATAGTCGTGATTCTTTTATTAAATGGGTTCATTTTATACATAATCGTGTAAATGAAATGCAAGGCAAAGATGAAATGTCGCTTACAGAAGCAATGCAAAAATATTATGATAATTATAAACCGAAGGGATTGCTTATGAAAGAAGAGCAAAAATATAAACGCATGCTGGTTTTTTTTATAATACTTACACTAGGAGTAAGTGGCGCGTATTATATGTATAAAAAGTAACTATCAAACTATCAAACTATCAAACTATCAAACTATCAAACTATCATTTAATTACTATTTACAAATATTATAACAAAAATAGTGTGTAATATTTTATATTATGATATATTAATATAACGACATTAGTATTAATATATCATAAACATCTATAAAAATTTAAAAGATGAAATTTAAAACAAAAACAAAAAGAAAAACAAAAACAAAAACAAAAACAAAAAGAAAAAATATAAAGTATAAACAGCATAATGATAAGTGTATTACAAAAAAAACTGGCACAGGCATTCGCATTCGCACAAAAGCAAAGTATCAAAAAAGATCGAACTATGTCAAAAAAATAATGATTAATTATGGAGGTGCCCCTTTCGCACAAGGAGGATTTGGGTGTATTTTTTCTCCAGCGCTAAAATGCAAGGAGTCGGAAAGAACAAGTAATAGTCACTATGACCACGATAACAAGAATAAATTTGTAAGTAAGTTAATCGAAACAAAATATGCAAAAAGAGAATACGACTATGTTTTAAAAATTAAAAACAAGTTGCAACATTTACGCGAAGATATAAAAAAGTATATATCTATAGATGATTTTACTATATGCGAACCGGCTCCATTAACAAAGAGTGATACGACAAATATAGAAGGGGTATGCGATACTATACTTTCATATGTCAGTGATAGTAAAACAAAGTTACCGGTTACATCGCAAAATATAAATAATAATTTGGATAAGTTTAAGATTATTAATATGCCCAAATTAGGAGACTCAATACATAGTTATATAAAGAATACAAAACTATCTACAAAAGAACTTATTTTTTTAAATAATATTATAATTAAATTTGTTTCGGCAGTCATACCAAGTATGAGTCGCGCGGGTGTAATACATGGCGATTTAAAAAGTGCAAATATATTATTTTCTGACAACAACATACAGGTTCCTGTAATTATTGACTGGGGTTTATCTTATTTAGTTCCATCGAATGAAAGCGTTCCAGAGGATTTGTTTGGACTGGATATGCAGTATCAGCATCCATTTTCAACAATATTATTTTCTAAAAACGTTCTCCAAGATTATGAAGACTTTTTGACAAATTTGAAAAAACAAGAGAAACTGATTGACAAAGAGTCGTTGCGGATATTTGCAACCGCGCAGTATTCAAATTTTAAAAACGACTATAATAAAATACATAAATATTTGGCAAGCGTCTTTATTGATGCTTACAAGGAAGATTTTTTGCGAATGATAAAAGGCAATAATATGTTTATAGATGATACTATTACTGAAGATATATATATAAACTATGTCATAAATTATATAGTAGATGTTTTGCTAGAATATACAAATCATAATACAAATACGCTTAATTTAGGTAAATACTTTAAACGCGTGTATATACATAATGTTGACATATGGGGAATGGTATCTATTTATTATGAGCTAATTAAAAAACCATTTGATAACTATAAACTAAGTAGTAAGGAGTATAAAATATATATTCAAATGTTGATGAATTTTCTTGTGAAGAATATTTTTGAAAATGGATCAAAAGTAATAAATATAGGAAAATTAATACACGACATAAAAAAAATAAATTTATTTTTACATAAATTAAATCCACACGAAGAATATAAAAAAAATACAAATAAAATTACATCATATGAAGATATAGTTAGTGAAAATATACACAAAACTGATGAGCAAACCGCATTACCTGCCTCACAACACCTAAGTAACTATATGAAAATAAAAGATAGTATTGGTGTTCGAAAACTACAGCTTAATAAAAGTGCAAAAAGGCTCCCGTATCGGCCTTATCCAGAGCAAGGAGAGACAAATGTAATGTCAACTACGAAGTTAACTCAAAGCAGACATAATAGAACGCAACGAATAAATGTAATAAAAATATAAATATATAGTAGATATATTGTAAATATAATTACATATTTATAATATAGAATGAAAACCGAATTTATTATATTTATAATAACTGCCATATTGATTGCAAATACATATTATGATGGAAAGTTAGTAAAATTGTTTAACATGATAAAACATAGCAAATATTTGAAAATGATAACATTTGGATTTGCTGGACTTTCTATTTATTTATTTTTAAAAAAAAACCCTAACAACTCTAAGGAGTTTTTAGGACAAGCAAATGAAATGATAAAAACATTGCCTATGACGCGTGACTCTGCCTCAATTATTGGGCCATTCTTAAGTTTAACGAATTCGAAATCATTTAATGACACGAATTCTAGTGTTTGGGGTGGCGGAGGTGGCGGAGGTGGCGGTGGCGGTGGTAATGGAGGCGCCGAAGGAGGTAATACATTTCAGTCACAAATTAATCGTATGATGCAATCCGGTAAAGGGTCGACAAAAAGAAGCGTCAGCGAAACAAAGAAAAAATTTATAGCTGCAAACCAGAATTGGATATGTAAAGATTGTAACAAGCAACTTCCTGCATGGTTTGAAGTAGACCACGTTATAGCATTGCACTATGGTGGATCAAACGAAATAGATAATTTAGTAGCATTATGCCGAGATTGTCATGGAAAGAAAACTGCCATGGATAGATTAAATCAGTAGGATTATGGCATTGGATAGTATTGGTTAGTATTATATTTTATATATAAATATAAAATATAATAGGACAATATAATAGGACTATATAATAGGACAATATAATAGGACTATATAATAGGATAATAAGTAAAAATAGAAAAATAGAATGTCATCAGCATCAGCAGCATCAGCATCAACATCAACATCAAACCAGGTACAATCGAAAAAGAAAGAGAAAGAGGAAGAACAAGGAATATTTTCATTTTTGTTATCAAATGCATTGAGTGAATCAAATCAGCCACTAAACATCACTATCATTTTAAAATTCTTCATATTTTTGTTAGTTGCAATATCGCTCTTTATAATGGCAACTATCGGTGGCGCAACAGGTGGATATAGTATAGCAATAATACTAATTCTGTCTATTTTAACACTATGCGCATTTAAAAAAATTTCAAATTTAGGTGAAGTTTTTGAAAATAAAAATTTTCTAGTGTTTGTATGGTGTTTTCCAACTATTATGCTTCTAATTTTATCAAGAACATATGTTCCTGAATCAATAAAATATATTACAGATTACATTGCAGGGGGGTTAACTATTTTACTAATATTAAACTTCATGTTCGACCCATTGGTTAGTGCATTTACATTTATTTTTAAAGAAATAGTTAACAACTTAAGTCAATATGCAAATATAATATTTGGCGCAATTTTTCTCGTTGTCTTAACGATTGGTCTCATGTATTGGGATAAAGTCAGTACGTTTTCAAAAATAATTGGGGGCGTTGCAATACTTTTGCTCGGTATTTTCATTATGAATGCGGAAAATATTATTGCATATGTGACTACAAATAAAATATCGCTCGCTATAAATGTAATCGTTTTAACCGGTATAGGACTATTAAACTATATTTTGTATAAATATACAAATAACGGGTTATGGGCAAACGTGGCCCAAGTTTTGACTATATTATTTGTGCTTAGATGGATTTATTTGTATACGATTGAGATGGTAGGGTTTTCAGGTGTGTCAACATTTACAGGAACCACACAAGCTAATAATCGAATGTCCAAATCATTTTTAGATTATTTAAAAGACATGAATTTTTACTCAGAGTCAATAAAGTCATTTTTAACAGGAACGATTCGTTATTTTATACTCGCAATTTTACTCTTTTATGTTTGGTTTATCTGTTATATCTACTACAAAAATAGTTTTGAATTTTTGACTACATATAAGAGCCTTGCATTAGCTGGATTTCTAATCATTGGTATTCTTCTATTTATACTTGCATTGTATTCATTATCGGGAACAAAAGGTGTAAAAAGCGCTGGACCCTATACAAGTCTAATCGTGAAAATTTTATTATCTTTTGTCGGGTTTGCAGTTGTTATGGGAATAATCATATACTTATTAATGAGAATACTAAAATTACAATCATTGTCTCTTCAGATAATAACACTTATTAACTTTATGCTATCTATTGGGCTAATTGCACTTGTCATGGTTGTTTTTAATTTAAATATGCAAAAATTAAACGTTGAATTTAGTCCTAGCTCAGAAGAAGGTATTGGATTTATATTTAGTTTTATAACAAAAATAATATTATATATTCCTTGTTTGTTTATTGACATGGCAAATGCAGTTGCTGAACAATTTAATATCGCAAAGAAACAATATGTCGTGTTGATTATATTAGCCATTGAGGTATTATTAATTGCATCCAAGTTTTTGATTCCCGCAGCATTCGACAAAGTAATAAACTATGAAGGGATAGTAATTAGTGATAAAGTATACCCTATGGAAATGAAAACACGTGTGAATATTCCACAAATTCTTCTATCTGAAACAAAGAGGACAAATTATAGTGTATCTTGTTGGATATATATTCACCCTGTTCCAAATAATACGAATGAAGCATATATTGAAAATACATCACTTGTAAACTTTGGTGGTGTGCCAAATATATTATTTAATGCCCAAAAAGGAACATTATTATTTGCTGTAGATGTTAATGATATAGGTGGGGGTAAAAAAATATTTATATTTCCAAATAAAGATAATACGCGTGAAGTAAAAGTATTGTATTCAAGATGGAACCACGTAGTTGTAAATTTTATAGATGGGAATATGGATATATTTATAAATGGTAGTTTAGTAACATCTACACCAGAAGTTATACCATTGAATAATCCCAAATCGATACATATTGGGTCGTATCCAGGTATATATGGAGAAGCATGTAGTTTAGTATATTATAAAAAACCATTACTTGCAGAAAATATAAGAATTATTTATGAGTCATTAAAAAATTTTAACCCACCTACTTCTAATTAGTATGAACTTATTATATTTATAATGATTTTATAAAATAAATCATTTTATAAAATAAATCATTTTATAAAATAAATAAAACATTTTTCTTTAGAAAATTTCTAGATGTATATTATAAATGGATTTAAAATTAATAATAGGTGTTGTAATAGTTGTTATAATATTATATTTAATATGGACATTTTTATTTACATCCATAAAAGTATTGATGTCATTTCAGTCCGCTGATACTTTAAATTGCATTTCAGGAAAAGATGTAGCACAAAGTGGATTAAATAATTATTCATTCTCTGTATGGGTATACATTAATGACTGGAATAAAAACTTTAATGCTGCTAAGAATATAATAAGTATACAAGAACCACCAAGAATAGGTGGAGGAAACCAAACTATTTTTCAACTATATTTAGACCCTACTAGAAATGATTTGCACATATATGTAAAAGACGTAAATGTGACAAGTTCAGAATCTTCGATTAGTGCATCAAGCTACATTACACCATCAAAAAATATGAAATCTACGTGCAGTGTTACTAATTTCCCTGTTCAGTCGTGGGTAAATATTTCTATTAGTGTATATAATCGTGCGGTAGATATTTATATGGATGGTAAATTGGTAAGAACATGTTCGCTTGCGAATGTAGCATCACCCATAGGATCAGGAAGTACTATTTATATTGGTGGAAGTGGTTCAAATGGAAATGGCAACAAGTGCCCAGGTGGAGAAACTCTGGTAGGATTTGCAGGATATATTGCAAGCGTTTTATATAATCCAGATATTATTAGTCCACAAGATGCATGGAATACGTATGCAAGAGGATATACCAATTCCGCATTTGGATTGAACAACTTGTTCCAGAGATACAAGTTAGAATTTTCATTTTTGAAAGATAATAATGTAATAAAAAGTTTTAAAATATAGTATTATCGGTTATTAGTTTAGCATTTAGCAGTTTATCAAAAATAATATAGATATAAAAATAATATATTTTTATATCCAAAAATATAAATAATCTAAAATAATAATCTAAAATAATAATCTAAAATAATAATCTAAAATAATAATCTAAAATAATAATCTAAAATAATAATCTAAAATAATAATCTAAAATAATAACCCAAAAAAAATAATATATAAATAATCTAATATATAAATAATATATAAATAATATAATAACAACACTTTAGATTATAATGGCAGATACATCAAATACAAACGCAAAAGAAGAATCTTCTGGTGATGCATCTACGGATGCTGGTTTAGGTGATGGAGCGGGGGCTAATGAAACTGCATCATTTACTGACTTTTCATCAAAAAATATGGTGAGTGGTTCAAAGGATTTTCTTGAATCAAATAGTTGGGTTGCTAAATTGGCATTTTTGTTGATGGTTGTAATTGGATTTGTTATTTTATTTAGATTAATGATATCATTTATTACATGGATATTTTCCCCAAGTGGAAAAGTTGTATTAGTCAATGGGTTGCAAAATGGTTCAGTATCTACTACGATATCACAAGACCCAAATAATAAGGCTTCAATAACTATTATTCGCTCTGAGAATGAAAAGGATGGTATTGAATTTACATGGTCCGTCTGGCTCTACTTGAATGGATTTCAAGATAGTGATTCTTATCACCATGTTTTTAATAAAGGCAATACATCTAGATCTACACCTAGCGGTGAATTTCCAGGAACATCCACTCCAAACAATGCACCAGGGCTTTATATTAATCCTAACTATGACGGATTTCGGGTAATAATGAATTCATTTAATAACCCTTATCAAGAAGTAATAGAAGTTACGGATTTACCTATGACAAAGTGGATAAATATTATTATACGTGTTCAGTCTAAGAATTGTGATATCTATGTTAACGGGCGTCTTGTAAAGCGACGTATCATGACAGAGGTTGTAAAACAGAACTACGATGATGTTCATGTATCATTGAATGGCGGATTTAGTGGATACTTATCAAATTTAACATATTTTAATCGTTCAATCAGCGTTACACAAATACAAGATATTATTTCTGTAGGTCCAAATCTAAAACCTGTTTCAAAGGCACTTGACTTGACTAATTCTGTGCCAAGATTTCTATCAAATCGATGGTATTTTGACCAAACTGCATCATAAAATTTAGTTTTTATTTTACTATATTATGAACTATTTATTACTATACAAATAGTTCATAGAACAAATCATGCTTTATTTTGAAAAGAATACAGGAAATTTTGTTCCACCGGAGGAATATGTAACAGGGCGCCTAAAATTATCAAATGGTGCATTTTTAGAAATACAAAGTGTTGTCGGATTTCCTGGAACATCTGATGCACTAGATGAATTGCATATCAGTGTTGGCGGAGGCGTCCAACAAACCAATGACGTCGGTGTCTGTCTTAAACCAACATCTGGTTGATTATTAATATTTGTAGTATTTGGGTATGTGTATAGTTGGGATTGCGAAGCCCATGCCTTTTTACGCGTGAGTTGATTTTTTGCCGCCATTGACCATAGTGTTGCGCGCGTAAATTTTAATGTTCCGACAACCGGATATTGTAATATCTGTCCCTTGCGAAGCATATCTCGAGTTAAATTATCAAACGATGTAATATTTCCTGGACAATTTATATTAAATCTAGACCATAAACGCGTTGGGGCGTTATTATTATAGCTTGTTGCAATAGTTGTATTTGAAGGGTTGCTTCGTGTTCCACCTGAATTCACTGCATAAACTCTAAACAAATAAGGCACATTATTTGCAATATTTGAAGAAATAGTTATGTTACTTAATGTTGCAGAAGTTGTTGGTGACGGGATAGTTGTAGAGTATGTCAACCATCCACCAAATTCGCATATTTTATATTCAACAACATAGTAAGAAATAGTTTGAGGCGGCACTTGTGTGGAAGGATTCCAGGTTAAAACGATGGAGCCATTTGAAGGTGTATTTGAAATAAGATTTGTAGCAACCAGATTTGTAGGAGCAGTGGGCGAAGATGCCATACTTGCTAATAATATTATATTGTAATGATATATTGTAATGATATAATATTATTATCACGATGATGGTAAAAATTATTTACTATTTATAAACTTATGCAACATATTTATGTTATGGCCGCAGTCTAGGATTTACGCATACTTCCCTTGTAGGAAATATTTCGCCCGACATACATTTGGTGCTTTCTCCGACTTCGATACAGCTTCTAAATCCGCGATCTTCACCTATATAACAAAATCCTGATTTTGGTCCCGGAATTCGGTTTGGATCTTGAGCTGGAAGTTGTTTCTGATTTTTTTTTGCATATTCTAAAGCTTGTCGTATTGATCTTTGACGAGCTTGTTCGCGGCTTTCTTTTTCTTGATATTTTGCAGGTTGTGTAGCGGGCGGTCGCATCGTATCACCTACATTTTGAAGGGGGGTTTTTCGTTGGTCTGGTTGTATTGGAATCGGTTTTATATTATCAAGTTGACGAATTGGTTGTTGTTTTGTATTAGTTGGCACGGGAGGTGGAGGTGCAGGCGTAGCAGTTGATACAGGAGCAGTTCCTACATTTTGGGCAAGTTGAGGAATAGAATTTGTTCCGGTAGCGGATTTTTTGCCGTTTGTAGATGCGTCTATAGTTGGTCTAGACTTCATTAATCCAATAGAAACAAACAAGGGGTTAATATATGGACCTAAAGTATTTGTATACCATGCAATTAAATTGTCTAAATATCCAGTAAAATGTAAAGCAAATATAAGAACAAGTAGTAAAACAACAACTACTCTAAATATGAACCATAATGTAGAAGTAGAAGATGATGTCTCTTTGGTTCCTGCATAGTCTTCAGTTTTATTTTCGGTCTTTACTGACGATGAAAACGATATAGGGAAAGACGCATCATCATTTTTATCTTCGTCATTTGCGGCGTTGTAATCTTCGCCTGGCTTTGTCGAACCGGAACGCGAGCCGGATAGTGAAGTTGAAAGTTTATTTAAAATTCCGGAAAACGCCGATGGTTTTTCTACACCGGCTTCTCTAGGTTTTTCTTCTTTGCTTTCGCCTTCACCACCATATAATGTTTTTAAAAATGAAGAACGTTTGGATTTTTTAGAGCGTGAACCTTTTTTTGTCATATTACAATATAACTATAAAATATTTTGCATATACGTATAAAATATTTTATAATACTACTTTATAACACAACTACAACGACGACGAATACAAACACAATAAAATCACGCCATGAATACATTTATAGTCTCGTCGGCATTACTAGTCGCAGTTGATGCGATATATTTATACTTTATAGGAAAACCGGTTTTCGAAAAAGCCGTATTCGCAATACAAAAAACAAAACTCGTTGCAAAAATGCCTCCTGCAATATTTACGTATGTGTTAATGGCAATTATTCTTAATTATTTTATTATATCTGTAAACAAGTCTCCATTTGATGCGTTTATTCTCGGTTTTTGCACATATGGTATTTTTGATTTTACCAATTTAGCAATATTTAAAAACTATAATTTTAAAACCGCGATTATAGATACACTATGGGGTGCAATTTTGTTTTTTCTTGTTACACTTCTTACTTATAAACTGAAGAAGATGTTTTAACTACACTCAGATCTCCTAACCTCCCAGCCTCCTAGCCTCCCAAATTATATTAATCATTTTCAGTTTCTCGCATTCCAAAATCGTATTTATTCAGTAGTTGCATCTTATCAATTGATTTTTCAATACTTGATTTGCGAATATCAGCCATTAAGTAGTCGACTTTTGGTCCGATTTCATTTTTTTTAATTTGTTTATAAACTGCGTTGATCTTTTTAACAACGATTTCGACCCCTTCTTTGTCCTTTATAATTTCTATTTTTTCGTCATATTTTTCGGTCAAAATAGAAATAGCATAGTAAATCAAATAACGTCTTCTTTTTTTCACACCAGGTGTATATTTCAAACAATACAATTTCAAAATACTTTGAATAATTTTAACTTTTATTTTATTATTTGACTTTTCAGCGTAGTTTGTAATTATTTCCCATAGAATCCATATTGGATCCATTTGGTATTTATCGTCTACAGGAATAATACTTCTTCTTTCGCATAAACATACCTCTTTTTTATTTGCGCATATTTTTTGAAATTCCAGCACCCATTCTAACCAAAAACATGCTTGTAGACTATTTTTCGACTCTGGTGAAAGATGATATGCAAACTCATTGATTGCAATAAATAACTCTTTAGGGTCATCTTTGCGATATATTACTTGTGCAAATGAAACCGAAGGTGCCTTTAATTTATTTGTCATTTGCGTTATGTCATATTCTTCTTGTTTGTTTATTTTAATGCCTTGGAAACTATGTTTTTTATTACTAAAACATAAGATGCAAATTACTTCTGCGAATAACGCTCTTATTTTTGGGCTATTTCTTAACCGAAGAATATCATCCTGATAACCCGATGACAAAATACTTTTGAAATTTTCATAACGTAGGTCAACATATATTGCGAGTCGTGGATTTGCTAAATGAATATGTTTTCCTAAAAATGTTAAAATAATATCCCATAAGTCGAGAAACTGACCTGCGCAAATAAGTTCGGCGCTCCAGTTACATGCGTGTTCTATTTTATTATTCAGTATACTATTTAGTAGTTCTTTTCTTACATCTGTTTTTTTATACTTTGAAAATGATTCTCCTTTAAAGTCTGCAATTATCCGTATGTCGTTAATTTGATATTCGCCTTCCATTATATTAATTTTTTATAAAAAAATATAATAATAATACATATAAATATTATAAGGATAAATATACTACTACTATAAACTAAATTATGACTATTTTTGATACTATAATTAATAAAATTAATACAACATCAAATTGGATAATAGTATCTATTTTTATTATTATACTTATATCATTTGTATATATTTATCGTCTGTTTTTTATAGAAGCCAATAAAATACCTAGTTTTAAAAGAGAAGGTTTTACTATAAATAAAGATATTACTATTGCTGATGTGAGTGATATAGATCTGGGAGATACAGGCGATACAGGCGATACAGACGACGACTATCAGTCATTCGATCAGTTTTATGCAACGATATACCAAGACTTATTTTACCGAGATTTAGTAGATGACTATATAGTTGGTATTATTTTAAATAAAATACAACCTGTTCGTCAAACAGATGCACTAGTGATTGGTTCTAAAACGGGCAAACATGTAGATGCGCTTGCAAATAAAGGTTATAATGCTTATGGACTTGAAAATTCAAAAGATATGATTATATCAGCAATGAACAAATACCCTGGAAATAAATATGTTTTAGGAAATGGAATGAATCAGCTTGTTTTTGAACCAGAGCAGTTTACGTTAATATCTATTCTTGATTTTACTATATACACAATACAAAATAGACGTGCATTGTTTGAAAATGCATATCGTTGGTTGGCACCTGGCGGATATTTTGCAATTCATTTAATAAATGTGGGTGGATATTATGACACGCAAGTAATGTCTGCAAAAGAAAGACGATTCTCGCCTACTATTTCTAAACTATTTGACAAAAGACCTGCTGTAAATGTCATGGGCAATAATGATGCAGTAGTAGGTAGTTATGTATACAAATCAAATATTCGTATGAATACATATGATCCCGATATGATTGAAATGTATGAAGTTTTTACAAATAAGAAATCAGGTAAAAAATATAACAAAACAACGAATTTTTATACACCCGACCAAAGTGTTATTTTAAGCGAGGCAAAAGATTCTGGATTTAATATGCTCGCACAATACAATTTAATGTCGAATAGCAAACCATACCAGTTTTTGTATATATTGTATAAACCGGCGAATTAATCTTGTTACAAGTATAAAATTTATATAAAAATTATATAAAATTTATATATATAAATAAGTTTTAAATATGGTATATAAAATAAATTGTTCAAAAATTTCATACATTTCAATCATGTCGGGGGTTCTTTTTGAATATCTTTATAATAATATTTACGTGTTAACATAACTATAGTTACGTGTTAACATAACTTGACCGATAAGGGTACCAGTTCTTCCTTTTACTTCTCCGTTTACTTCTTCGTTTTCTTCTTGGTTTACTTCTATCCTCATAGAACTAGAATCACTTTCAATTTTTTGTAAAGATATACCACCATCTAAAGATATCCTGGTGAAAGTTTTCGACAATATATCCAACGTGGCAGGTGTAAACTTTTCAGTTGTAAAATAACGTTCATATGTACCTTTTATAACATAACCCAGATTGATAAGTTTGAATAAAGCTTTTAAATTACCTTCATTACTAGTATTTCCCGCATCAAATGCTTTAACTTCATAAGTACCATCGCCGCCAAACATGTTTCTACGACGACGTTGGTATGATGAATGGCGACTCTTACGCCGCATCCGGCGGCTATGTCTGCGTTTGCGACTATGTCTGCGTTTGCGACTATACTTTTTGGAAATGGAAGGCATATTTATTATATAATACTATAATAAAAAATAAATATTCTAAATATCTAAATATTCAAACTAAAATAAATATTATTTATTTTACCTGACATACTTGTTAGACTTGGAAAATGAGTCAACAATAAATATAATGAAGATACCTAAAAATGCATATAGTATCAAATCTTCTAAAATTGAATTTGTTTTATAGTCTTGTTGTTCTTCAAGCAAGTCGATAATATAGTTTAATTTTTCAATAAGTTCATTTTTGGGCATAGACATGGATACACCACTAGTTAACGAGTCGTCCGAACCAAGACCACTTCCGTATCCTTTAGTTGCTGCTGACACAAATTGATTATAATACTGGTTTGCATAGTTGCTTGGCAATGAATTATACATATTATTAGAAATTGGGTTACCATTCGTTGTTGGAATATCTTTGATATAAGTTGTATCGTTGTTGTTTTGGTTACTATTTATACCTAAATAGTTGGAAGACATATAGTTTGCTGTATTACTACTATCCACTCCGTTACCGCTAGTGTTGCCGCTAGTGTTGCCGCTAGTTTTACCTCCTTGATAGTTATTATTATCATCATCCTCGCTATCAGACGCTTCATTCATTGACTTTAAAAGTGCCGAAAGTTTTGAATTATTTGGAATATTTTGTTTTTGTTTTATAGTTTTTCTATAGTTACTTTTATTTTTTGTATTATTACTACTATCATCATTATTTTTAGTTATTTCTAAATTATTTCTACTCATATACAACGCTTTAGAATTTTGAATCGTTGTTCCACTTGCATCATCTTCATTATACGATGAAGCAGATAGTGCTAAAGGTAATGTCATTCCTATAAAAAAATGAGATATTATTTTAAAAAAAAAACGG